CCGGCGCGAAACAAAAGGAACAAAAGCCCTGGGATGTTTTTCCGGAGGATGAGCAGTATTGCGTCTATAAAGTGGACGAGGAAGGAAACCCGACAGGTGATAGCCTGGGCTGCCATCCTACTGAGCCAGAGGCGCAAGCGCAGATCGCCGCGCTTCACGCCAATGTGGACGAAGATGACGGCAAGCAGATGACCGAGGAAGCTGATTCCGAAATCGTACCCGACGAAGAGGGGCCGTTTTTGTACGTATGTACCGAGTGCGGCCACGAAATGGAGTCAACGAAACCTGATGACGTGGCATGTCCCGAATGTGGTAGTCCGATGAAGCGTGTTGAACAGGCAGAAGCGGAGAAGGACGCGGCGGATGTAACAAATTTATCATCTCCAGAAAAGATAATCCAGGTTGAGACGTTTGCAAAGCAGTACAGGGATTTTATTGAGAAATGCAATATTCCACCCGAAACAGGTGGCGAATTGCAAATGGCGATTATGACACATCTGCAACAAAAAGCCGGGCGCGTTCTAGCACAACGCAACGCCGAAAAACTCGTTACCGCCCTGAGCACGATCATCGCAATCCTAGAGGATGCCGGGATTGACATACCTGGGTTTGAAAAGCTCCCCCAGGCGAAACCACCAGAAGATGACGACGCACCTGATAAACAGGCCGCGATAGAAACATCAGACGTAAAGCAGGCCGGGCCGGATGGCGATCCACCCACCTCGGACGAACTGATATTGTTAGAAATCCAGAGGGCTAGAATAGCTCTCATAGGAATCGACGTGGAGGATTAACTAAAATGGAAATCACAGGAACGAAAATAAACGAACTGAAAGGCCAGGCGACTTTCCTGCTCGACGAAGCACAGCCGGTGTTGCTGAGTGCTGAATCTTCAGCAGAGGAAAAAGAAGCAGCCCGCGCCAAAGTTGAACAGGCGATGGCGCTCAAGGCGGACATCGACACCTTGCTCCAGATCAAGGACGCAAGCAAGGGCCTGATGTCTATGGAGGTTCACGACAACAAACCGCCGCCAGAAAAGCCGACTGGGTTCAAGACGCTGGGTGAGTACCTGGTGTCGGTGTATAACTTTTCTCGTCATGGGCAGCGCGACAAGCGCCTCAAGGCGTGGAGCGATCCAGACGAACCTGGGACACCGTTGCGTCAAAGTGACGGGTGGGATACGGGTAAAGGCCAAAAAGATCTAGTCGAAAGCGTGGGGGCCTCTGGTGGATTCTTGGTTCCGGTCGAACAGGGAACCGAAGTTTACTTCATCAAGCCGCCGGAAACCATCGTGCGCCAACGGGCCACGATCCTGCCGATGCGCCGCCGGACGTTGCGTTTCCCGACTCTCGACCAGACCGGGACGACTGCTAATCAACCTCACTGGTGGGGTGGCGTCCTGGCAAAGTGGACAGAAGAGGCAGCCTCGAAAACTGAGACCGAACCGACGTTCCGCCAACTCGTACTGACGGCGCACAAGATGGTCTGCTACACCGAAGCGGGCGACGAACTGCTCGAAGATTCTGCCGTAAGCCTGGAAGCCCTTTTGTCTGGCGCTTTCCAGGGTACGATCAACTGGTACGAGGAAGAGGCGTTCATTAACGGAACTGGCGCGGGTCAACCGTTGGGTGTAATTGGTGCTCCTGCTACCATCACTGTCAACCGCGCTGGTGCTGGCGCTATCGCCCTCGCTGACGTGGTGGACATGTTGGAGAGCTTTCAGGGTGTCAACCCGGTTTGGTTTGCATCTCGACAGGCTCTCTCGAACTTGATGCTGATGAATGGCCCGGCGCTAAATCCGAGTTATGTCTTCATGCCCAGCGCCCGCGACGCGATGCCGCACACCCTGTTCGGGTATCCACTCATCTTTAGCGAGCACTGCCCTGTACTGGGGACGGCCGGAGATCTCATCTTGGCCGACTGGTCAAAGTACCTAATCGGCGACCGTAAGAGCATCACGATTGACAGCTCGAAGCATTACCGCTTCCAGAATGACATCACCGCATGGCGCGCCGTGCACCGCGTGGATGGAAGGCCCTGGCTTTCCGCTCCACTAACCTACTCTGACGGAACAACTCAGGTTTCACCGTTCGTGATCCTGGGCGACGTTTCGGGTAGCTAACCGGGGAGATGACAAATAATGTATACAGCAAGATTCACTGAACTGAACGAGATCATCGCCGGTCTCTACCCGGCGTTGAAACAAGTAGCAGCCTACAACACGACCTGGACTTCTATGGCAAACCACCAGCGGGCGATCTACATCGTTCGCGTTGGTGCAATGACCGCGCTCTCCACGCTGGATTTCAAGCTCCAGCAGGCAACGGCGTCTGCCGGCACAGGTGCGAAGGACATCAGCAGCAAGGCAATCACGCAACTGACCCAGGCTGGTGGCGATGGAAGCGAGACTCGCGTGGTTGAGCTTCGCACTGAAGAGCTTGACGTGGACGGTGGCTTTGACTACATTCGGGGTGTGCTGACTATCGGGACTGATACGGTTTACTGTGAGGTCATCCCGATTAAGTTCGCCGCGAACTATCCGCCTGTCTCTACCTCTGCTATCGCCGAGGTGATTGACTAAACTGACTATGAGATGGGGAGCGGGTAACATCTACCCGCTCCCCAGGAGGGATGATATGAAAACTTGAGGCGGTTGTGGAGAAAGCTCACATCAAAAAAAGAAAGGCACCCTAGTAATAGGAGGGAAAATGGCAAAAGTTTACGTCAGGGCAAAGAGTATCATTCGGGAAACCAACGAGCACGGCGAGCCGGTCAGTTATCATCCTGGTAGTTGGCTTCCAGTATACAAATCCCGTGCTCGTCAATTGGTGGCTTCTGGTCAAGCAGAAATTCCGCGCCAAGACCGGCTCAAAGAGGCGTTACAATTTGACAACTGTGGAATTCTCGTTCTCTCTGATGCATTGCCTAGACTGGATTTTCTCGGTCACATAGGAACGCTGTTAGATACGAAACTAAGCAACGTTCTCAATTTGCCTTTCTCTCGTACAATGATATGGAAACCTGGTTCCACTACCGTGACAGAACACGCTATCATTTCTGGATTCTCGCGCCTGCTTGATTTTGAGGATACCGGGAAACCCGGATGGGAAATTCTAGCGATGCTCGTTGATGAAAACAAGACCGCCCGGGATTATGGAAGCGATGAAGAGAAGGCGCAAACGCTTGAGGTTATCGGGGATTTGAGAATACCAGTTTACAACACGAGCCTGATGTGGATACGCCAGACACCCAACACAGAAGACCTGGTTGAAAAATGGCGCTCAGAGATAGCGGGCGGGGCAGATGAACAACACGCCTTCCTTCGTGTCCTTTACACCGTGCGAGCAATGACCTGTACGCTATCACCAAACTGGCACTTGCGCCACCAGTGAACGGGATTGTATACGCCGCCTGCGGACAGAACGCCGCAAAAGAAGCCGCCGAAAGCATACGTACATTGAAAAACTATAACCGTTACCCGGTCGAGATAATAACGACTGAGGGTGAGGGGCTGCCGGGCCGGTGGGCAAAGACGAAACTGTTTTCATTATCGCCATTTGATTTCACGCTCTTTTTAGACGCAGACACACGAATACACGGCGACATTTCTTGGGGTTTCAAGGTGCTCGCTGATGGGTGGGATTTGATAATCGTTCCGAGCAGAACAACGGGCATACCATTACACAGCTTGGACGAGGGCGAACGATTATCAACACTGAAAGAACTTGGAGACGTTTTTCCACTGATGCTCAACACCGGGGTGATGTGGTTCAGAAAAAACGAGAGAATGCGAAAACTGTTTGACGAGTGGCACGCGGAATGGTTGCGGTGGAAGCGTCATGACCAGGGGGCGTTCCTTCGAGCGTTGAGGAAAAACCCGGTCAAAATATTTATAGCCGGTAGGTCATTTAACGGCGGCGAGGTCATAGAGCACTTATTCGGGAGAGCTAGACCGTGAGAAATATCTGTATAGTTTTACCGACACTTGATAGTGAGAAGGGCGAAAACACCGGGCACTTGGCGCAAATTTCGGCAGGGATAGATACACGACTTGAGGTTGTACACGAGACAGAGGAGCGTGGCTTTACAGCAGCGGTAAACGCTGGCCTTGCGAGAACTTTACCAGATGAGGATGTGTGCCTGCTAAACGATGACATTGAGCGATTTTCGTTTAGTTGGTTGGCAGCATTACAGAAGGCACTTTACTCACAAGACAACTACGGAATCGCAGTTCCGTCGGGGGACTGTTTGTCTAGCACAAAGAACGGTCATCCTGGAGATACGGGCATACTGGTTGCGAATACAGTTCCGTTCTGGTGTGCGCTTATCAGGCGTGAAGTGTTTGATGCTGTTGGGAGTCTCGACGCTGATTTTATACACTACTCATCAGACACGTGGTTTTGCATCCAGGCACGGCGGGCCAAGTGGCGCAGCATCTGGGTTAAAGCCGTCTATCTCTGGCACAAACACGAGGGATCGGGATTTAGGAAGGAATGGAAAGCACACGACTCTGAAGTGTTCAAGAAAAAAATGTTGATCGCGTACACGAAGGATGTATTCAAGTGAAACTGAACATCGTAACAGAGAAAGAATCGCAGCGTTGGTCATTGCTCTACGATGCTGAAAACTTGGCCGAATGGATACCTGGCGCGGTTGTAGCGGGCAAGCCAGATCCGGCGGCAGATGTGAATATGTTTGTCAACTACGCTCTGTATGAGCCTGTGGATACGATAATGACGGCGATGTTTACCCACCTCGAACACGAGGGGTCACTGGTTGATACCTTTCTCGATGTGGCCGAAATCGTTGACTGGTGTTTTGCTATGTGTCAAAAAACATTATGGCAACTTCCTTCAGAAAAGTCGAGTATCTTGACCGTCTGGCCGTCATCACAATTTTACCGCAGTCACTTGAATATTGGAGTCTGCGGGCGCGATTACAAGAGTGGGCGCAAGCGGATGGAATGGGTAGACGAATTGCGGGCCGTTCCGGGTGTGCTAGTCATCACGACAGAGGGAGGGATACCCTGGGCAGAGATGCCGGACTATTACGACGGTTTGGATTATCTGGTCGTTATCAGTGAAAACGAAGGGGGGCCGAAGCCGGTCGTTGAGGCACTGGCACGAGGGGTTCCGGTCATTGCGCCGGACGTGGGGTACTGTTGGGATTTTCCGGTATTGAGGTACAGGACGAAGAACGAATTGCTTGACATCGTGCGGCGGCTAGTTGTGCCGCGTGATGCGTGGGCGGCGACAGCGAGGCACGTAATAGAGACTCATAGGAAACTAGTACGATGAAAGCAACCGTTTACTCTGCCGTTTTTGGCAATTACGACACGTTGCAACCGGCAGCGCGTCCAAGCCTGTGCTTTACAGACGGCGGGATGCCTTCGGTTGACGGCTGGTCATATTACAGCATTTACTCAGGAAGAGATCCGAAATGGGCAAATCGACAATGCAAGATTCTAGCTCACAAACACCTTGATACTGAGTATTCAATTTATCACGATGGCAATGTGCAAATGCTAACCAGTCCCGAAAAGTTGATAGCCGACTATCTGGGCGATGCCGATATAGCTGTATTCGCACATCCAGAGGGCCGGGACTGTATTTACCAGGAAGCTCGTGAGGTATTGAGACAGCACAAAGCACAACCGGGCGCGGTCGGCGCACAGATGGAACGCTATCGTCAGGATGGATTTCCAACGCATTTTGGATTATCGGCTTGCTACGTTCTAATCAGGCGGCACACGAGAGCCGTGCGGCGATTCAATGAACTGTGGTGGGGCGAATATGAGAAAGGCGCAAAGCGCGATCAACTCTCTTTTGATTGTACGCGCTGGAAAACTGGTATTGAGGTAGCGACGATTCCAGGAAATTTGTTCACAGGTACAAGCAAGGATTTCAAGCGATTTACACATGAGAAACGAGGGCAAGACTTTACGATGGTAGATTGGAAAACGGCTTACGGGAAACAACTGATTCCAGAGGAGCGGCAATACCTCAAAGATACTGCGGCGCTCATAGACACACGTTTCCAAGTACCGATCTTTGTGAACATTGGAATTTTTCGTTATGCTTCGATGTACTGTCTACGGGCCGGCTCTGAGAATGCGACGCTGATTGGAATTGACATCAAACAACCAGATGTTGAGCCTGATGCTCAATTGCGTTTAGTGGGCATTATTGCAGATAGCTCGGAATGTCATAGTAGGTTCTGTGAACCGGTTCACCTTCTATTCATAGACGGCGATCATCGTTACGCTGGCGTGAAAGCCGACCTTGAAAACTGGACGCCAAAGATCGCACCCGGTGGCATAGTGGTGATGCACGACTATGCTCCAAAGCCTGAGCATCTGGTATTGCTCCCTCACCTGGAGGGCGTGCGTAGGGCCATCAGCGAATGGGCGCAAAAGGCAAAATGGGAACAACTAGGCGCGCCCGGTTCATTGGCGGCATTTAGGAGAGTAAAGTGATAAAACCGCAACCAGCAATCTTGTTGACCGAACCTCGCACTGGCGGCACGTTTCTGGCCGGTTGCCTGAGCAATCACACGGACGTGTTCTGTGCGCGGGGAGAGCCATTCCACCGGGGGAGCCGCTGGGGTGTGGCGTGCCAAGATGAAGTTGAGCGACTAGTCGCATTTCTACGACTGACCGACTTTGCAAGCTATGTAGAAGCACCTGCCGAGGAGTCACAATGATAACTAAACCAGAGATAAACTTGGCAATGGCAATGGCGATCAAGGCTGGTGGAACGTCAGTGGCCGACCTGCAATGGTTGGCAGATAAAGCGCAGGGCTGTACTGACATCCTTGAACTAGGGTCTTATCACGGGCGCTCGACGCGGGCAATGCTGGATAACTCAACCGCTCGTTTGTGGTGCGTGGATAGCTGGAGTGGGATTGACGAGGGTGGCATACAGGGACGGGTCACGATCACAGAGCACGACTATCAGGTGTTCCTTGAAAATATCGCCGACGTTGCGGAGCGCGTGACAGTGATGCCGATGTTTACCAGCGAGGCGTTCAAGGTACTGCCAGTAGGAATCTTTGACCTGGTTTTCATAGACGCCGATCACGAGTACGAAGCAGTCAAGTTCGACATCAAAAACAGTTTGCCGTTACTCTCGCCTGATGGCCTGTTGTGTGGCCACGATTACAACGAACGATGGCCTGGCGTGGGCCGCGCTGTTGAGGATTGCTTTGGCGATGAGTTTGGAATAGGCGGTCATCAAATCTGGTATTATACCCCTGGAATTTGGGATAAAACTAGGGATATAGGAAGCCCTGAGAGGATATAATGAATGCAGTGTGTGTATATAGTATGGCGTTTTTTGGGGTATTTTGAAACACCCCTATATGTAGGAAAAAGTAGCGAAAAACAAGGGTTTCACCCAGATATGGGGGTATCAAAAAGATGTTACAGAAATTATTGCAAATATTTATATCCCAAATTTGGGATATACTTGGGATATAATGAGCATAAAACGCTGTTATATTAGGGGAAATATACAATGACCGTTGATTTAACGAGAGCACTAGATATTCCAGTCAAGTCATCTATGTTTGAACACGACTTGAGAAAACTTGCAGAATTGGCAGGGCCGTGCAAGCGAATTATCGAGTTGGGTTCCTATCACGGGCGCTCGACACGGGCGATGCTCGACAGTAGTGCAGCGCACATCTGGTGTGTGGATAGTTGGAACTTGCCACCTGTGAAACCTGGTGGCCGCGAGGTAGGAGATAAAGACGTGCAGATGTTTCTTGACAATATTCAAGACAAGCGCCATCGGGTAACAGTATTGCGAATGCTAACAAGTGATGCTGTTGGGTTACTTCCTGAAGGTTGTTTCGACCTGGTTTTCATAGACGCTGATCATAGTTATCAGGCTGTCAAATTTGACATTTTGCACTATGCTCCATTGCTAAAATACGGTGGCGTGTTGTGCGGTCACGATTATGGAAAAGGTCGCGAGGGTACAATCCAAGCCGTGGATGAAACACTGGCAAATCCACAAGTACCACAAGGCGGGGTTGTCTGGTGGGCAGTAAAAGAGCAAGGATGGTTACGAGTAGAACCAGCGGCGATCCGCTCAAAGCGAATGCACTTTGCATCTGTATGGGAAGGCAATGAATAAAACGATCACGATAGCAGCCTACAACCGCCCAGATAATTTACGGTTACTCACTGATTCTCTTTTCGACCAGCAGGGATGGACACATGACTGGAAACTCCACATCAGGATCGACGCGGGTGGAGATAAATTCGACCAGGTGTGGGCGGTTGCTGAGGAGGTGGATTTTGTAGACACCAGAATCCACCGAGCAAGAGAGAATGAGGATGCACTTCACGCCTGAGAAATACGACAAGCGAATGGCAGGGCACGTCTACCAGCAAGAGCGCAAAGTTTTTGATTATCAATGGGGAGGATGGGCAGGTGAGCCACAAGCGAAAAGTTAAACGGCAGAAAGTAGAGAACCTCTTCATCTTTGAAAGAATTCTGTACAAGATGACCGGGCAACCTGTCACGATTTCACCAGAGGACGAAAGATACAGAACGGCTTATCGCAACCTATTCAGAAAGTCTGGCAAATATCCATCAGACGGGTTTTACACATTGAAAGGCAAGAAGATGAAGCCATCGTTTTTCAAGGGCACAGAAGATGACTTGAGAATCGCGTTGACTGTTTTGGCTGATAGCCTGGGGATGGGGCAATGAAACCGTATTACCTGAAGCTAAATCACGAAATGCTGGCGTGGGCAGTTTTGCAACGGACGGCTATCCGCCGCCTTGACCTGATGTACTCAGAGATCATCGAGTATGACTTGGCAACGATGAAACGCTGGTTGCCGCAAAGGGTGGAATCAGTGCTCGACATCGGTTGTGGAATCGCGGCCATAGACGCCAGGTTGCACGGGATATATCCTGATGCTGATTTCTACCTGTTGGACAAGACGGCGCTCAATGTGCAATATGGAGAGGCGACCGAGCAGGTGTTTTACACATCGCTACAGACTGCCTTGCGAATGATGGTCAATAACGGTGTGCCCGTGAAACAGGTACACTTACTTGAGGCGGCAGATGATTATACCATTCCATTTGATACAAAAGTTGATCTGGCATTATCCCTCTTTGCGTGGGGTTGGCATTTTTCACTCGGAACCTATGCAGAAGAGGTGGTGCGATTGGTAAGGCCAGACGGATTATTGATCGTAGACGTTCGCAATAATGAAGGTGAAGAAATCTTGTTAGAATCTTTTGAACTAGAAAACAGCATTGGGCTATTTGATGGTACACGTTGCTTCTATCGGAGGAAAAACGATGGTTAACCCAGCAGTAATCATCACACTACAACGAACAGGGGGAAGTTGGCTTGCGGGCTGCCTGAGTAACCACCCAGACATTTTTTGCACACGTGGGGAACCGCTGGCAACCCGCAGCAAGTGGGCAAGGGTCGCACCAGACGAAACAGCGCGCCTCGACCTGATTCTGAGCCAGCAGTATTATGACGTTGCCATGTGCAAGCTGATAAACAACCACGCCTTTCGTCCTGCGACTTGGAAATATCTCACAACGAGAACACCGCCCGTCAAAGTGCTTTTTCTGAAGCGAGAAAATATTCTCAACCAGGCCATCAGCCACGAAATTAACGCTGGCCGCAGACTGGGAACTGTTGCCGGGCATCCCACTCACGCTTTCAGGACGACGGACTTGCCGCCCTGTAAGCTTGATCCTGCCGGCGTGCTGTCTCGCTGTGAAGATGAAGCCGGACGGTACTTCTTGGCCGAAAGCAAACTGATAGAGAGCGGCTTGCCTGTACTGCGTTTGACCTATAAGCAAATTACGGGCGGCGATAACGCAAGCGAGATACCCGAAAACACAGGGCGTCGCGCCTGCGGCTTTCTTGGTGTCCCATATATTCCGCTCTCTTTCTCAATGCGAAAAGTGCACTGGCAACCCTGGCGCGACACGGTGTCAAACTGGAAAGCAATCGTTGATCACTTGCGTGGCACAGAATACGAGCAGTTTGTGGAGGACTAATGGCTTACGCGACACTGGCACAATTCAAGGCCGAGATTAACCTGAAAGACACCGCCCTAGAGTGGTCAGCAACAATCACGCGCTTGCTCGATTCGGCCACGAAAAACATAAACCGGTTTTGCAACCGCCCTGATGGATTCATAGCTGTTGATACCGCCAGCGCCCGATACTACGTTGGTTCAGGAAAGCCTTACCAATTGATTGACGAGTTTGTGGAGCTTTCAGCGGTGGCAGTCAAGGACTCTTCTAGTGATGACGAAGATTCATACACAGCCTGGACGATTGGCACATTGGGCACGACGACCGAAGCCGATGTTTTCGCTGTGACGGGAGATCCGAAACTACCTGACTATGTGTCCACGCCTTACACGATGCTCATAGTGGGCGCAAATGGAGATTATTCCGTTTTCACGAGCGGGTCGTATTCGTTCAAGTCTGGTTTCAAGCCACACACGACGGTTCCCGGTGGCGTTCCAACCGTCAAGGTAACGGCCAAGTGGGGTTATGCCGCGACCGTCCCGGCGGACATCAACACGGCTTGTATAATGCAGGCCGCCCGATGGTTCAAGCGTCTTCAGTCCGCGATGACCGACACACTAGCAAGCTCAGAGATGGGCACGTTGATGTACACGAAGGGTCTTGACCCGGCTATCCAGCAGATACTCGTCAATGGACGTTACGTCAAGCCGATGACGGGAAGGCGGTAGCGTGAACGTTGGAGTAGAGATAACAGGTGTGCAAGAAATACAAAAGGGTTTGACGCGCACTGCCGATGCCCTGAGTGGCGATCCGATGATTGGGGCGATGCGAGAATCAACGATGCTTATAACGGCAGAGGCAAAGAGGGGCGCGCCGGTAGACGTAGGTCGCTTGCGCTCTAGTATCACACCAGAGGTACGCCCCGGAAATCCTATCGAGGGAATCGTTGGAAGTAACGTAGATTACGCTCCTTATATGGAACTGGGGACGAAACCCCACTGGCCGCCCTGGGGGCCTGGCACGCCTCTGGCGATCTGGGCCAGGCGACACGGAATTAGTGCGTACCTGGTGGCGAGGGCGATTTCAAAGAAAGGCACGAAAGCCCGACGTTTCTTGCAGAATGCTTACGAGAATAACCAGAAGCGCATCTTTGCGATATTTGACCGGACAGTCGGTAGAATCATAGCGAGGAAATGAAATGGGTGGTAGCAGTCTGACACTGGTACAGATGTGTAACGCAATCGAGGGTAAATTGAGCGTGGCTTCTGGCATTGCCCGCAGCGAATCCTACGACGAATTGACTGAAGGACAGCACGAGGACTTGTTGCTCCAAGTCTGGCCGCAGTCAGGATCTCCCGTGAGCACAGGGAGCGCGACGCAAAAACAAACCCTGGGAGGGGATGTAATTGTAGAGGAAATCATCTTCTTTGCCGACCTATACCGCCCACGTCGTCACTTGAACGAGGATATGAAAGCACTCGTGGATGGGGTTGACGCAATCCGAACGATAATGAAAGCGCAAGACTGTCCACCGTTTGACTTGACCGGTATTCGCACGTTCAAATGGTCGTGGGTTATCGGGTCTTTCGAGTACCAGGGTGTGACAGATTTGCGCGGACGGTTTACGATTGTGCTAAATGTATTCTGAGGCAATCTATGAAACGATATACAGTAGTCAAACATCTAAGTACACAGCAAAAGATAGGTTCCGTCGTGACAGATTCCGATTTCAAGCTCGGCGTCGCTGCAATTCTGGTACAAAGAGGAGCACTCGCGCCCGTCCACACACCACCATTATCAGAACTTCCAGGATGGGCTACAAGAAGCAGAAAACTGGAAACCATTGGCATAATCACGGTATCAGACTTTTTAGACAGTGACGACCTGAACATTTCACAACTATTCAAATACAAAGTAACAACGATTCAAAAGTGGAAACGAGAAGCGCGTGACTGGATTACGGCTTCACAGCCAGCGCGAAAACGCACAGGCTGAAAATAACGATAGCTTTTCTATCAGGAGGTAGACAAAATGACACAGACTACTGGACAACTATCAATGGCCTGCGGGCAGATTGAGGTGAGCACGGATGGGATTACATACACTGACATTAGTGGTTCATCGCAATCTATCACTGGATTGAACCAAGCCAGAATGAGCGGCGAGGGGTATACTCAAGACGGGGATACCGGAGTTGTTACATACGGCAAGCGAGAACCGATGACACCGACCATGACGGTGATCTATACTGAAGACGATACGGAAGCCTGGGAACTAGCGCGTGCAGAATTTGAGGCGGCGTGTGGTGATCCGCTTTATCTTCGCTGGAGCCCTGGTGGTGGGGACGTTGGCGATCAACGGTATTACACTCCGGCGGCTGGGATAATTAGTTTTGACTATCCGTCACTTGATGCCGCCGACGGTAGCCCGATCAAATGTACGTATCAATTCAAGACGCCTTATGTGACGACAGAGACGATTTCAAGCTAATGGAGATCAAACACGAGGGATTGGGCCTTACGTTTGACCTGCCAGACTTGCGCCAGCGGGACGTAGAGGAGTATTTTGCTACATTGCGGCTACGCCGAGAAGGGCGAACCAGCGCCCGTCACTACGGCGAGGAAATCACGATCTTTGTGAAATCTTTGCCCAAGCTCGACGGCGAGCGGTTCGGGCTGGTCTTGCGTGAGTTTATGACCAGCTTGAACTCTGAGCAAAAACGAGGAGCACAACTGTCCACCCCGGAAAACCACGGGGCAATTGTTCGCTCTGCGGCCTGCTGTGGTTGGCTTGGCGACACGACAGAGGAAACGGTAAGTGATATGTCTCCACCGTCTATCAAATGGTTAGCCTCTGCGGTTGACGACTACATAGCCAAGAGCCTTGAAATACCGGGGGAATGATTCTGGCGGCGGCGGATCACGCCGAAGACCCAAAGAACTACCCTCCGCCGCCGGAATTGGAACTGGCGTGGCAATGTAAGGCGTTTGGCATGTCACCTGAACCTGGGGGGTTGCGAGACCAACGGGCTGGAGAGATACGCAGAATGTTAACTGCTTTGAATATCTACAATGCCGTCAAATCGTACCGGGGAAGTCGAGACCTGAACACCTGGACAGATAATCACCCGGACTTGTGGAAAATGGTAGACGAAGTTAGAAAACTAAGGAAAGAACTGTGGGCGCTGAATATACAATAGCCGTCCTGCTAACGTCTGAGGACGACGCGACAAAAACAATAAAAAAGTTCACCGACGACCTGGGTGAAACTGAGAAAACAGCGCAGGATGTGTCAAAGTCCTTCCGTAGTTTCAGCACGTCTTCCAAGTCGGCATTTGATTCTCTGTTAAACACCGGGCGCGCTGCTGAGGCGTCGTCCGGTGAGCTTGGAGACCTCGCAGCACAACTTGGCGTTACCTCTCAAGCTCAAGTTCAAGCTAAAATGAAGATGGATTCTCTCATTGCATCTTGGGACAAGGGCGAAATCTCCAGCGAAGAGCTTGCAGATGGACTTGAGGGACTGGGCGAATCGACAGAGGAAGTCGGGGACGATCTATTCAGCCTTGAGAACGTCGTCAAAGGAGCCGCTGCCGCGATCTCGATAGACCTCGCCAAGCAAGCAGCACAAGCCGTCTGGGAACTAGGGAAACTTGGTGCTCAATCTCTGCGTACCGAGACGGCTTTTAACGCGATCTCTGGCGGCGCAGACAATGCCACGGCCAACCTGAAGGCGATGCGAGCAGCTACTCGCGGCGCACTCTCTGACCAGGAAATGATGGCTGCCGCGTCTCAAAGTTTGCAGATGGGGATCACGTCAAACGCTCAGGAACTCGGTGTGATGACCGAAATGGCCGTCCGGTTGGGCGCAGCGATGGGGACGGAAGCCGGGCCAGCGATGGAAAACTGGAACGCAATGCTGGCAAATCAGAGTTTGCCCAGGCTTGATACTTACGGTATCAGTTCGGGGAAAGTCAAGACGAGAATCAATGCCCTGATGGCTTCTGTTAAGGGGATGACACGCGAACAGGCGTTCAACACTGCTGTAATCGAAGAAGGCACGCTGGCAATGAACCGCCTGGGAGATGCAGCGGGCGATGAGCTTCTTGCTTTCGAACAACTTGACGCCACACTCTCCAATCTCAAGGCAACTGTGGCAAAAGAGGCTGCCCCGGCAGTTTCACAGTTTGCTGGCACGCTCAATATGCTTTTGACGTGGACTGACAGGTTGGCAGAAGCACAAGAACATAATG